ATGCCGCAGAGCCGCTCGCTCCAGAGCCATTGCATCAGCACGGCTGGGAACATACACCGCAACAGAGCGGCGCAAATCGAATACATCGGCAAAATGCAGATGGAGCTGCGGCAGATTTCTGATACGAACGATAGGGTCAATGGATATGCCGAGCTTTACTTTCGCCAGGTCCGCAAGGACAAATAAATAGACGAAGCAAGGAGCATCCGCATGCCGTGACTGCCTCATCCTAGTTAGAGTTTGCTCTTTCCACAACGCCCGCTTCTTGGCGTATTCAAGATTCTTGTGTTGACCCACGGCTACCTCCTTACAAACTATGCCCACTTAGATGCGTGTGAGTTGGAGAACTAAGATGATTTCGCTCCTGCTGCTCGACTCCGTTTTGCTGCGCATGAACGCGGGAAGAAACGACATCCCCGTACTGCCGCCGCTGTCTTTCGTTTCCGTCATGCCACCCAAAATGATTACATCGCCGTCAGCCAGGCTGACATCTGTTTTCAGCTCGCGCTTGATCAGCGTCGGGCTATTGTTAACGCCGGTAGTAGTGTTAACGAAATTGCTGACCTGTTGGGACAACGAGCAATCAACCGCCGCATCCCGTACCTGTGGTGTCAACTCGAAGATCACGCCTGACGGTCTATATTCGACCGACTGGACAGGTTGCTGGCCGCTACCGGGATACGTGACAGCGCCGAGGACCGGAACCTCTTGGCCAACTGAGAAGCGAGCGGAGGACCCCGACCGAACGCGGATCGAGGGTGAAGAAACGACTTTGAAACGGCTGTCAGTAGCCAGTGCGGACAGAACAGCATCGATGCCAGAGGTCTTGATACGAACGGCATTGTCCAGCAATTGAGCGTTAGCGCCAATCGAAATCGATAATTTGCTCGACAAAATCGATGCCGCGAGCTGCCAGGCGGACCCGGAATCCTTGGTGTTCGTGACCTCGTAGAGCGCCGCCCGCGCCAGAACTTCCCCTGTGGCGACGTCCAATTGAGGCAGCAGCTTAGACAACTTGACGATCTCCGAATGCTCGCCATTGAACACCAGCAAATCCGCGTTCTTGTCTACCATGGCAGCGGCCGAGCCAGGCGGCACCTGCTTGGAGGCATCGACACCAGCGCCGGGGGCTGGCTGGACGCCGCGCTGGTTGACGAACTGGCCCTTGAACAACGGCTTCAGCAGGTCCGTCAGGTAGTTCACGTCACGGAACCGGGGACGGTAGACATACGGCTCACGCTCAACCTCGATGGGCTTGGCGATGGTCAGGAACTCGATCCCACCGCGCTTCTCGATAACGACCCCCATCATGTCCAAGAATTTGATGAAGTCGGCCTTGCCCCTGCCGGCAGCGTCGCCACCAATCCGTAACGAGACGATGCGCTGGTCACCGGCCACCTCGGGCGAAAGGACATAAGGCGTCTTGAACGCATCGCGGTACGCAAGCGTGACCAGCTCGCCCAGCTTCACATTGGCGAGGCTGAACGACACGGCGTCGTCGGGGTTTGCCACCTTGGCGGGCGGGGCTGCGTAGACCAGCGGCGCGACGAACGCCAAAGTGACTAACAGGCGTTTCATTTTTTCACCTCATTGTTGATAGGCATAGGGACCATGCCTGGCTGCGGAGACTGAGCGGCGCCAGCTCCTGAAAACACTGTGACCTTGCGGCCATCCAGCGTCCCGACGATGGCGCCGCCCTCATTGTTGAAGACGCTGGGATGCTCATAGCGAACGCGGCCAGAAGCGGAGGCGAGAACAACGTACCGTACGGTGCCGATGCGAATCTCACCGGCGACGCGCCACTCGTCCGAGAACTCGGAACGCGAAGCGGTAGCTGCCGCCGCAAATGGCACGCCAGCGGGCGCGACTGGGCCGGAGGCCACCGCTCCCTTGGCTTCGGCATTCGGCTTGCCCTGCGGACCTTTGAAGAATTTACCAACCGCCCAAAAGGACAGCGAACCCAGGACCAGAAGCGCAGCGATCAACCCCCACAGCATTGGATTCTTGAGAATATTCTGACGATCATCGACAGTAACTTCTTTGCCTTTGCCGCCGTCGTAGCTGCTATACAAGGGAAAAATCGCCGGGTCGTACTTCTTGTTTTCCACCTTCACACGGCTCTTAATGTGCTGCTTCCAACCCTCCCACATCTCGACCCTGTACACCTTGTTTAGCCCAAGGCTTTTGATCTTCGTGGTGCGGAACGACAGCTCGACAACGACTTTGAGAGTGCGGTGCAAGTCACTGATGTCCTGCACCATCAGGACCAGATCGCACGACACTTTCGTGACCGGATCGACGTAGTGCCGATGCTCGCGGAAAAAGATGGCGTGTTCCTTGAGTATCTTGGAGTCGGCTCCCCAAAAGCGCCACGCCTCGTCGATGCAGACGATATCGCCAGGCTTGACCAAGGTGTCCACATCCGTCCCGTGCGGCAGAAAATCGGACTTTGCCACATCGTCGTTCTTGCAATGCACGACTGTTCCCAGCTGCTCAAGATCGATGCCATTTTTTTCATGGATGTAAGCGCGGATCGCGTCGCCATCTATGCCATCAACGTTGGTAACAACGCGGCGACCCTTTGTGATCGCTTGCATAATCACCGAGCTGACGCACTCGTAAGATTTGCCGCTGCCCATAAGACCAGTGTACGCATTAATAGGCATCAGATTACCTTGCAGACGACAAATCCTGCGACACCAAGCGGGCTGCATGCACCCCTAAGATGATTCGCCAGCAGCAAGGACAGGACCAGCGCACCTGTGAACACGCCGCCAGCGAAAGCCAGAACAAGCCGTTTGTTAAACCTACGCGCCACGAGCGCCAGAATGGTCAGCATGGCCTTATCCAATCACAGGCAAGCGACGGATAATGAATCGCGTCAAGCACGCCGATATGACCGCTGGAAGGCCCACGGACAACGCGAACAGATCGAGGAAGTACCACGTGGCCGCGCTAACGCCGCCGAACGCACTGGTGAGGCTTGAGCCGGTAGGCAACCATGACGCGATCACGCCAACAAACTGCGCCGTCACGAAGTAGAGCGCGAAGAACACAACGAACTTGACCAGTACGCTGCGTACCAGCCAACCGAGGATGAGATTGAAGGCGGAGACGAGAATTCCAAACATGGGCTACCTCACGCAGAAAGTACGATGAACAAGGCAATCAGCGCCCACGCGACGAGCATCGCGTTATACAGGGTGGCGCGGTTGTCCTCAAACATGGAACATTGCTGGTCCATGACGATGTGCTTGTTGAACAAATCGAAGGTAGGCTTCGGACACTCGGCCATATGAGCCGGAACGGCCCAGCTCTTGAGCGACGGCGCGAGCCCGGCCAACGGTTCGATGATCTGCTGAGCGGTGGGCGTGGCTTCAAGCGTAGGAAAGCCGATGCCCGGATCGTCACCGAGGTTGACCTGCGGAGAGCTAGCCGCCGGATTCGTGGCTGGCGCGGTAGAGGGCGCAGTCTGGCCCAGCGGGTTGCTCGTGGAAACAGGCTCTGCAAGATCGCCCACGGTGGCCTGAGGAACCGAAGGATTCGCCGCCCGAGCCGTAGCGACATCGGCCTGCGTAACAGGATCGGTGAGCGAGTACGGAACGCCTGCATAGCCTGGCTGATTTGCGGCCTGCTTCCACGCCGCGTCGGCCAAGTCAGCCACGACCTGATCCGGCAATGGCTTAGCCTTGTCAGCATCGGACATCATCGCCAACGCCTGCGCAGCTGGCACTGTCTGAGCTGGCGTGCTGCCGGGCAGTGTCGCGGGAGGCTGGCACACACCGTTCACTGTCAAACCGTCGCACGTATAGGGGACACCCTGCTGAGAAGATCCAGAAATACGATTCCAGTCCGGCTCTGTGCCAGACGCACTTGAGTACGACAGATGGCAGACCCATGAACCGTTAGCGTAAGTTTCGCAATAGCTCACACCGATGGAAGCCCCGGCCTGCGGATAATCGCGAGTAAGCTGCATGTTGTAGTCCATGACATAGCCACTTGCTACCCCTGTCGCGCTGCCGCCCTTCCACTGACCATAGAGGTACGTGTCTGGCCCCTTCTGCGATGGAGCCGTGCCACCATGACCCGGCACCGTTATCGTGCCGTCCTTGTTGAACAACCAGTTCGCGAGCGCCTGAATGCCATAGCCAACAGCACCAGCAATAACGGCGCTGGCGAGTACTGTCCCCCAGGCTGGCGCAGTGCCAGCGGCGACCACTGCCGTCCCGATCTCAACGACCGCCGTACCAACTGCCGCGACTGTCGCCCCGAACCGCGGATCGTTCGCGGCAAAGCCACGAAGCCCAACCTTGTTCTTGACCACCGCCGCGATCTGCTGACCGATGCGGGCCGGCAGAGCTTGCGCGTTGACCTGCACAACCACAGCGAACAAAAGGAGTCCGCACAGAATGCGTCTTATCATTTCTCGCCCCCCTCAAATCCCTGAATGACAGCCCATGCGGTGAGCATGCCCCAAGAAAAAATCACGACGTACCACAATTCACCAGCAGTCATATCAACCTCCAAATCCTTGGTAATACCAAGAAAAAAGGCGACCCGTCGGGCCGCCTCACCTTGCCAAACAGCCGAGATGGATTAACGGCCGCGCAGCATGCCCAGGACGATTTTCGCGGCCTTGATGGCGACATAGACGGTCGCCAACGTGCCAGCGATCGCGATCACCGGCGTCACCACGTCCGACGCGGTAAACGCGCCAGTTACGCCGGACAAGTCGAGTGGCGTAGCCGCTTGAACAGCCGAGGTTGCAGCGACGGACATGGCAGCGACGGCCAGAGCGATTTTGTTTTTCATATTGCTTTTCCCTTTCAAGGAAGTTGAGGTTAGCCTCGGCGTATTAGGCCGAGGATTGTTCCCGAGAACTTGGCAGCGAGCCAGGCAGTCAAGACAATGCTGAACGCGAAGCCGAAAAGGCCAACGGCTTGCGTGTAATCGAAGGGTTCCGTGATCGCGTCAATTTTCGAAGCATTGGCGGCATCGATCACATAGGCCTGAACGACCTGCGGCTGATAGCTGATGCCGTTTGCGTCCATTCCGCACGGAGCGACTGCCGAGCCACCGTCTGTACGGGGCTGGCAGCTCACGATGTTGACCACAGAACCTATATTCATTTCAGTTTTTTTCGATTTAAGAATCCGGATACAGCCGGGCCTGTACTACTCGCTTGCGCCAGTGCACACAACCTGCGTCACGAAAAACCCTTCGTGACAATTCAGTGTTGCTGTGTCAGTGGCCTCTGCAATCCCGTCGAAGCGTCCGGCTTCATGCGCCCAAGGCGTGAACCCAACATCGCCTTCCACCGGCATCAGAAACAATGCCGACTCTTTGTCTTGAACGATGAATTTGAACTCGGCCTTATGCGCCTGCATGTTTGCCACCCGAGGCAGCTGGCTTCGCAGCTTCCACAGGCCGCAGCGAGTGGATGACGGTTTTTTGCGTCTTACCGTTCGTCACGATTTCCATCTCGGCGACCGCCATGAACGGGAACGAGTCGGCCAGGTGTTTGTATTTCTGGTATTCCTCGGCTTTGCCCAAGCCATACTCGGCGCAGGCCGTACCCATCGCGGTGTCCTTGCTGCTGTCCAGTTCGGTCTCGACAAATACCTTCGTGCTGTCGAATGCCTGACCGTTGTCCATGGTCCCTTTGGAGAACTTCATGCCGGTAACTTTGATCGTCGAAGTGAATTTCATTTTGTGGTTCCTGATTTGAATGGCCTACGCAAAACCGTTTTCCCCATTGAGGCCGAAACATGGGACGGTGGTAATAAACTGCATGAAAGAGGGAATAGGCACAGGAGCTTGCTTGTGCACAGGCGTAGGGCCGGACGTGGCATCGCTCGTGAGCGGCTTCATACGCTTTGGCCAGTAGTCGTCTGCCTCATTGCAAATCAGATCAAGGGCTTTCTTGTCGCCCCACAGTTCGCGGAAAACACGGATGTATTTACCGAACTGATGCTTGGTCACTTCAATGCAGGCATCGACCGTGATCTGCGCCGTCTTGACTTTCACTTCCATGCGTTGTGGCGTTTCGACCTGAACGAAATTTGAAAAGCATGGATAGGCGGCGGCGAAAAAATCTGTTGGGTTCAGAAGCACATCGAACTGAATGATCGTGTTTGTGTTCTTGAATTCGACTTCGCAGCGGCACCAAGGACTGGACTTGTCTCCTTCCTTACGACCCTTCTCGTAGAAGCGGCAGAACTTGCTAGAGGAGCGCAGACCGATGGTCAAAGTCCTTCCTTTGCCAGTAGGTCTGGTCCAATTGCCGATGCGTTCGATATTTGGCGGGCGACCGCCAGCCTTTTGCGTATAGCCGCCAAGCGCGTATTGATCGTAGGCCCAGTCCACGGACAGGTAAGCACCTTCGATGTCGTCATGGGCCAGATCGATACGAGAGATCGAGGGGCGCATCGCCACTTTGGTCAAGAAGTGGAACAGCCGTTTTTCCCAGCCCGCAACGGCGTTCTGACATCCTTGGCCGGACAAGGTGACGAGCATGGTTGCGCGTTGCCCTCCGAAGCACACGAACCCCATACCATCGCCAAGTACCCATGACTCGCGGTAGAAGTTCATGCCCCGATCACGCTTTTCGGTAATGCCGAAGCCGAAGATTTTTTCGAACTGGCGACTTGCTTCTTCAATGATCTGATCATCGGCGACCAGTGTCTGACGAGCGGTCTTGAAGAACGTGTCTTCCAACACAGTGAAATTGATCCAGTCAATGATGCATGCCTGAGTTTCAGATGGCCTACGAACCATCACCGTCTTGATCTTGCCGGAGTCCGTCATCATCAACGACACTTCGCCCAGGTCCTCTTCGGATATGCTCGCCCAGGTGTCCACATCATCAGCAACGTCGGCGTTCGCTAAGTTTTCCCCCATGTTATTAATGGGGGTATCTGATGCGCTGCATACCTGCGCAAAATGCGGCACTAACCGTACAGGTTCGGCCGCAGCGCCGATCCGTTCCGGCAGCGCTGGCGCGCTGGCGGTACGGTCGGCGCATGCGTCCTGATGCTTGCCGCTGCCATAAATTTGCGACTTAACGAAACGTGCGCGCGCGGTGCCACCAGATGCACTTGCGTATGCGGACTCTGCATCTTTTCGAATTTTCTTCAGGAGCGAATGGCGAACGGGCCTCATGCGCGCTCTCCCGTCAGGCTGGATACATCCTGCTGTGCTGGAATGCGACTTGGTTGCGTTGCACTGCGTTGAGCTTGGTCAACCAGATCAAGCTCTTCACGGAAGCCGGGCAAGTTGTCGGCCATCCACTGAAGCCGCTCAGCAAGCGACTTGGGGCGCGATTCGGATTTATGTGATTTGTCACGGAATTCTTGGGTCACAGCGCAAACTCCTTGCGGCCGAGTTCACGCTGAAGCGCCACCACATTAATGAGACGGCGACGACCGAGCGTGACGGTTGGCAGCATCCCTCGGTTGAGGTGGCCGAGCACGACGCCAGGCGGCAACCCGACAGCCTCAGCGAATTTCTCCAAAGTCATCAGGCCTACGGGCGCAGAGAACTGGGTGGGCATTGCCACCTGGCTCACGGCTTCAATTTCTTGCGACTTGTTCAACATAAGAGCACTCCATGCACCGAGCTGTGTATATTTGACTGATGTTCGGCAATATAAACACAGTAATGCACAGTGTCAATATTTTTTATTACGATCCTGTGTATTTTTGTTACGATGCGAGATATTTCTAACTGAGGACGAGCCAATGGAAACGATTCAAGAACGACTCAAGTCTGTGATCGAGAAAACGACCGATGAACGAGGTCGTTTTGCCGAGCTGGAAAAACTGACTCAAATCTCTGCAAATAGCTGGAAGAGTTTTTGGCATGGTCGGCAGCGGCCGACTTGCGACATGATCGCGGCGGTGTGCGAGCGCTGGCCCAAATTCGCATTCTGGCTCGCCACCGGAATTACCGATGCCAAGCACGGCCACGTGGACAGTGATGGGGCCGCCAGCTTCCCCGAGCGACGACGCGCGCGCAGGAAGGGTGCGGAAGGATATTGGGAAATGGCTACTACGATGCGGGCTTGGCAGCAGCGTGTTTTGGAGAGCAAGGAGAGTGCGGATGAGGATATTGAATACGGGATTTCACACACACAAAAAATTCAGCTGCTGGAGCTGGAGATAGGACGCAATGCCGAACAGCAGGCGCTGGCTGGTGTCGAGGATGCTGAACTCGTCGCCGAGCTGGTGAAGCTTAAAACGCCGTCGTATCTTGAGGATGGCGACCAGTAA